CTGTCGAAAAATTTGACCCTAGTTCTCATGTTCTTCATTACACCTCTCTGTTCAGATTTTTTTGGTTTTGGTGCCGGAGCTTTAGCCCTGCTGTTTAGCTCGTCAAGCTCATCCTGCAGCTTCTGGATTTCCTCTTCTAGTTTTGCTTTTTCGTTTTCGTGTTCCTGCTGCTCTTTTTCAAGAGTCTCCTGGTCTGCCTCGAACTCTTCTACCGTGTCCTCAACGACCTTGCGGTCATCGTCCGGGGTCTCGTCTGTTATTTCGTTGATAGCTGCCTCAAGTTCGGCTTCACGAGTTTTCAGGGCCTCCGCACGGGTTTCAAATTCCGCATCTTTGCCCCCGAGTCCCTCAAGTTTTGCTCTTAGTTCAGCTATCTTTTTTGTTATGAGTAGTTGCCTTAGTGCCATTTCTTCAACCTCTCCTTCATGTCAGATTTCCATTTTTCAATATGTCGAGCTCGGATTTTTTCATAGTCCTTTTTTCTCGCCTGAATGGAGGTGTCCTCATAAGCTGGGAAGGTGACACACGAAACTTCGTAGAGCTTGACGCGCTTTATTGTCCAATGCACAGTGCCATCGTCTCTGTACTCAGTGTCCTCTTCAAGGATATCGAAGCCAAACGAACACTGATTGACATCACCGCGCTCCACACGCGCATACAAGTTCATAGCGTCCTGGTCTTTCTCGTTGATTTCGATACGCCCCCACAAGCCCTTGTTGTCAACTTTGAGCTCAAGTGTGCCGGCTTTGGTGCGTCCGAGCACAAGCGTTGTGTCGTGGTTTATTAGGGCTCTAGTGTCATCATTTAACGCATCATCAAAGGCGTGCGGGTCAATGCTTTCGGTTGCGCCCGGCCAGAGTTCATAAACGCTATCGAACACCGAGAAATATCCCTCGATGTACTTCTTGCCGTCGGACTCATCGGCTCTAAACTGTGTCGGCTGACTCCTTGCTTGCCTTACTGACCTATTCATCGTCGTCATCACCTCCAATCAGCTTTTTCTGTTGTCCTAACATCGAAGCTGGAATGTAATTTTCTAGCGCCAACAGCTCATCCATTTCAGCGTCAGGCGACATCCCAATCCAGTCACGCCACTCATTGCGTCTCATGGCCATACGGTCTACCATTGCAGAGCCCGCGGTTACTATATCGGCCAAGCTATAGGAGTACAGACTCCGCGGGTTGAATCTCCAGTATAGGTCAGGGGAATACAGCAGTTTTCGCGTAAATTCCTGTTCGATGACCTTTGCTTTACCGAGGATTTTTGACCCGATGAAATTGTTGTACTCTTCGCGATTAAATTGACCAACGCCAACCAAAAATGGCGGTACACCGAAAATTCCGGCGACCGTCCTTTTATCGAGCTCCATATTTTTTGCTATCGCCAAGTCATTGAGCGTTAATGGCTTTACCTGTTCCACGCTGAAGGCCTCTGCTGGAATAAACCAGGGCTGCCCGTTCTCGCTTGAATCGAGATATTGCTTTCCAAGCTTCTTTCTGCCCTCAGCGCTTGCAAACTCTTCCGTTAAACCGTCCACTTTAACGATTATTGATGGTGCCGGACTCTCAAGTAATGCTTGCTTTGTTGCGCTCGCTTGCTTGAGCCCTTTCACAACATCTTTTAGCACCACCCGATAACCTGTGCCGATATATGGTCGCTCTGGATCGGGGTTTATCACAAAATGCAGAACCTCATCAGGGGTAAACACTTTGTCGCCATAACGGATAGCATAACCCGCGTCGGTATCCATAAACCCAATGCGCGACGGTCTTAGCGGTTCAAGATCTTCTAAGTAACCATCCGCTGTATATTTCGGATATGTGACCTGGTTACCGTCGCCCTCTAGCATCAACGTCCAGACGATGTTATATATAAATGCCTTCCGCGTCATGTACTTATTAGGCTCAATGTCGAGCTTGCGTGATAGTTCGTTCTTTACTCTGATGTCCCCTTTGTCTGTATTTTGCATCAAATACAGTGTCATGTTCGATATGAGGTCCGCATATGTATCAACGCACATTTTCACTTCCGGACAGTTTGCCAGTTTTGTATAACCACTTCCGACCAGGATGTCATACGCGTCAGGGGAGCATAACCAAATCATGCTCCTTTTCTGCGGGGTGTCCCTGCTTTGGTTATTCCGTTTTCTTTTTTTACTCATCTAACCACCCCTTAGCTTTTTCCGATTTCTCCAGATTTTCAAGCATTCGACAACAGGCAAATACAGCCGCATCGAACACGTCAATACGGTGTGTTTCCTCGACTTTTTCATACTGGATCATGTCATCAGTCTTCTCGATTGCCCGCACGTTTGAGACGCAATACTCAAAAGGTTCCGCGCCTAAATAACAAAACTGTTTGTTTTTTGCCTTCTTCTCAATGTGCCTAAACCCTTCTGACTTGCGCCAGTAATACTGTGGTTGGTCAACGATTTGGAACCCCGCTTTTTTCATGCCAATAAAATATTCGCGGCAGAATTTACGGTCATGTCCGACTTGAGCAATCCTGAACCGCTTCTTTTTCATGTCCTTAAACCAGTTCACAACTTCTGCATGGTTTACAGTCGGGTTGTTCGACATCGTGAGCCAGCCATCTTCTTGCCATCCAAAAAGCGGGATATTATCATCTTCTGCCTTTATGTGTGCTGCCACTATCGGGAACCAACAATGCGACACGAATATGTCGATGTCCTTGTATGTCCCGTATAACCCCGCGGCCGTAAGGTCATGCAACTTTGATAAGTCCGATCCGCCAAACCATCTAACGGGCAACTTTGCTACAGTTGCAATCTTCTCTTCGGGAGATAAGGCTGTAATTCCAAGTTGCTCCTGACATTTCTTGTCCGATATCTGGAATTCGACCAGGTTAAAATAAGCTTTCATCGAAGATGTGTATATGTTTAAGCTCTTCGCCAAAAAGTCCTTACGTTGTTGCGGGTCGTTCTGTGCTTGCATAGCGTCGTTCAAGATGTCCGCTGGACGGATTGTCACGCCGTAGGAAGGGTTCGCCTTTTCATGTTCTATAGGATTGGTGTAATCGACATTCCCGTTCTCGTCTTCATCAGCCTTGCAGATAAAGATAAAATATGCCTCATCCTCCACAAGGCCATCCAGAACCTTCTGGCAATATTTCAATCTCTGATAACAAAACGATGTTGTGTCGTCTCCGGCTGTTGTTATTCCGATTACTAATTTGTTCGTATATGCCTTTGTCGCTTCTTTTAAGATGTTATATTGTTTTGGCGATTTATAAGCATGGATTTCATCCGCAATAACGATGTTGGCATTAAAGCTGTCCTGTGCGTCAGGATTACCTGCCAATGCTTCAAGGTGCAGAGAACCACCGTCAAGATCGTTATGACTTATGCTATGTTCCATGTTATTGTCTAGGATGCGCCAACCGTCTTCCATCGCTGATTTTTTATCAGGGTATAAAACATTTGCTAGATTGTAAAACCAGTTATCGTAACTCTCCATTGCTTGCTTCAGGACAGCACCGACAACGTATACGGTAGATCCACTGTGCCGTTCCAAAATTCCGAGTGCCCAAGCAAGGGCAGAAACAAATATTGTCTTGCCGTTTTTCCGCGGCACAAAAATGAACGCCTCTTTTATTCGGCGTTCTATCGTTCCTGGTATGTGAAAAATCAAGATTCCATATATGACGAATTTCTGCCACGGTTCTAACAGAAAAGGTTTTCCTCTCAACGGAGTACCATCGATGGCTTGTCCCTGTCTGTGCTTAAACGTGCTCTCGATAATGCCGATAACAAAATCTGCGTCTTTGGTGTGGATATCCCATTTGCCCGATTTGATATCATTCAAAAATCTTTCGCAACATTGCTTCCTCTCTTCGTTTGCAACAATCTTTCTGCTTACTACGCCCTCGGCATATTCTAAAACCTCAGTAGCATATTTGCCCTTAATCATTTACTCGCCGCCCTTAAGGCTTCGGCTAATGCGCTACTTTTCGTCTTTGCCTTAAATGCATTTTCATTTGCTTTGAGTAGCCCCTGAGGAGTCAGACCAAGCTGTCCGGCGTAAGACAAAATATCTTTGCGGAGAGATTCTAACGTTGTTACAATCGGAGCTTTCTTTGTCCCTGTTGCAGTTTTCTCTTCGATTTTATATTCTGACTCAACGAATCTTTTCGTCAGTTCGTCATACTGCTCCTTCAGCTGGCCGTAAACTTTGATCATCGGCTCAAACTCAGGCTTATATATGCCGAGTGCTTTCATGTGTTTTCTCGCTTCGTTAACCGGTTTGATTCTCGGCATTTTAACACCTCCAATAAAAAATTCTCAAACTGCGCCGGAGAGGGAAAACCT